TTGCAGTTCACTACATAATAAAGATATAAGAGAATAATACATGGCAGGAAACGCATTCGAAAACCTTTCAAAGATATTTCTCACGGATACCTTTCGAGCATGGTTCGATAAAACGAACCAGATTATCAACACGATAAATCCGCTTGAAATCTATGGCGTGACTGCCGCAACTGGCGAAAATGCTGGTATTACTATCAGTATTGATTCTGGTGGAATGGCATCCATCGGTATCAGTTTCCCGAGATCCCTCACAGGAGATTTTGTCTTCGGTGGTGGTGTTACGTTTACACAAGGAGTCAACATCTCTGGTTTGACTCTTGATCTCAATCCAGAAGGTTCGACTGGTGCAACTGTATACGGTAGAATTGTTCGCTCTTTCAATGGCATGACAGGTGATGTCACCTTCACATCCGTTGGTGGTCCCGGTGGTATTACATCCGGTGATATTCTTTATTACAATGCAGCAGGAACAACATATGTTCGATACCCACTCTTTGCTGGTGGAACTGCTGCTGCGGATTATCTGTCAATAGGTGCAAGTGGTGGTATCTTTGCTGGTGTTACTGCTGGTGGTGCATCCGCTGCCAGTAACATTATTCGCAAGGGACATGTCCAACTGGTTGGTTCAACTGCATCGCTCATCTATATGGTTGACGGATCGAATACATCATATTCGACATCTGCAACTGCTGGTGCTGAAATTCGATACGGCAAACTAGGAACCACAGGTCCACACCTATTCACAGTCGGAGGCAGAAACTTCAGTGGTGTTCGTTCCTCATATGAAAACTTTGTGATCAACTTCGACACCAAGAGAGTTTCGATTGGTGGTATTACAACACCAAGTGCAAACTTGTCGATCGCCGATAATGCTAATGGTAATATCTTCGCATTCCACAACAGTGCAGGTGGCACTCTGAACATGCGTTTCATCGCCGGGGGTTCTGACGGTGGTAGAACTGGTGGTGGTGCAACTGGTATTTCTGCATATGGTGGACATCCTGCAACCAAGAGTTTGAAGGATGAAAACAGATATCGTTTCGAACAGATTGACGGTTCAATCGAATTTGAAATCACAGGTTCGGGTAGAACATCTGGTTTCATGGTTTATGGTAGCGATACATCAAATGGTTTCGGTACACTCCTCACACCAACATTACACGCAAGACGAGATGGTAATGTTGTTATCGGTGGTTTGAGTTCGTTTGATGGGGGAACAACAGGTTCCACTCATGGTTCCCTGAACATCGTCAGTGGTAAACTATACCTCGGTGGAACTCTCGGAAGCAGCAGTTCAACTGGTGCAAATATTATACAGTCCTCTGGTAGTTCCGGTTCTTGGAGAAAACTTGAACCAAGAAATGCCAAGTATTCTGGAACAATCACAAATGCTAGTAATTTTTACACATTCAACAATAATGCTCCAGTGTCAGTTTCTTTAAACCAACCAACCACATCCGAAGTTTTGTCTTTCAGACGAGAAGACAGCACCTTAGAGCAAACTGGTTCTTTCCAAATATCAGTGAAGTTCCCACAAGTAAAATTGATAGGATCACCACATCCAATAGACCAAGGAATTCTTGGTGTGTTCATCCACATCGACGGAGTGCGATATGAGATGCCGGGGAGAATATACTTCAAAGACATTTACCAATCTGGAATCAGAGTGTTGTCTCCAGTGTTCTCTTATTCAGGAACTGCATCACAACATGTTCGGATTGAACCATTCATGACGCATGGAAAGTTACTACAAACAACAAGCATGACCGAATATCAAGCAGGTTTTGTGATTGTCTCACCCGGATCATACTCAGCAGAGTTTTCTAGAATAGGATAATAAATGGCAACATATAGCGGAAACAAGTATGGTGATTTGAGACTTTTTGTTTTCTCTGCAACAGGAGGAACAAATGCTAACTTTATTACATCTTTAGAGTGGAATGCGGGGTCCACATCAATCACAACAGATTATGTCACCGCAGGTGGTAACACATACGGAACAACTGCTGATCTTTTGCCATATGTTAGTAATAGCGCATATATAAATTTTACGAGAAGAAGACAATCATATGTCGAACAAATCACCCCTTCAGGTATTACATACGCCTCCGTTGATGTGACACCAGATCCAAGAATTCAATACGGATTTATTGTCCACGGAACATCTGAATCATTCACTGGTGATTTTATGGATGAAATCCATGTTCGAACACAAGGTGGAACCTTCCAAGGATTCTTGGGAAGATTGACATATGGTGCAGGTTCGACTGCTCTCATGGATCTTGTTGCCTATGGGACTTCTGGTGCGGATATTCCAAACTCAGCATTTTCTTCCATTCTTACAGGTTACACCGTCGAGAACAAAACAAACAGCGTCGGCACCACCCTTGCTAACACCACAGTTTCATCCTATATTCCACTGGAATCATATAAGACACACATCCTTTCTCAATCAATTTCTGCTGGAGTGACTATAGCAGGTGTAACAATAGGTGTCGGTAGTAATGTGAGAACTGTCAAATTCTACCCACATGATAAGGATCTCAAAGAGTTTGTCCAGTTCACACTACCCGTCATGAGAAGCACCGCAGTCACTGGTGATTCCTCCAGATTGTCTAGTATCTTCACCGTCTATGGTTTTAGTGGAGACGCAGCAACTGCTGGTCTTACTCTAAACGGTATCTCCGGTGGAACTGTATCGGGAACAAGTGAACTCGAAGAGTTTTGTGTGAAGGTTGGACAGAGAATGTTGCAACTAGACTCTGATCGCTCTGCAACAGTCTACACAATTCTTCAGAAGAATTCTATTCGAGCAGTTGACCAAGTTGTATTTTGATAAGTTTTCGCTCCCCTACATATAATAGGGATGGAGCGTAAACATGACACCAAGATCAAGAGAGCAACTCAAAGAATACGCCCTAAGAAAACTCGGGGCACCTGTCATTGAAATCAATGTTGATGATGCTCAGTTGGAGGATCGTATTGACGATGCTCTACAGATGTTCGCTGAATACCACTTCGATGGAGTTCAACGAGGATTCTATCGCTATATCGTGAAAGAAGAAGATCGGAGTCGTGGTTATATCGACACTGATAGTCTTGTCAAGAATGATGGGGCGATTGGTCCTGAAATCTCAAATGGAAATCAGATCATTTCAGTTCTTCGTATCTTTGAATTCACAGAGAGCGGATCGAGCAACATGTTCAGTGTTCCTTATCAGATTGCATTGAATGACATGTATGGTCTTCGTGCCCCCGGTTCACTCATCAATTACACAATGACACAACAACATCTCGAATTGATGCGTGACTATCTCGATCCAGAAAAGATGATTCGTTTCAGCAGAGCAACGAATCGTATCTACATTGACATGAACTGGGGTGAAGATATCGAAGTCGGCAACACAGTCATTATTGAATGTTATGTTGCAATAGATCCAAATGAATTTCCAGAGGTTTATAACGACATTCTTCTTAAGAAGTATGTCGTTGCATCATTCAAGCAACAATGGGGTCAAAACCTATCCAAGTATCAAAACGTGACTCTTCCCGGTGGTCTTTCATACAACGGTGCTGAAATCTATCAACAGGCATCCGATGAGATGGATAAAATTGAAGAGTCTCTGTCGAACAAGTACGAACTTCCACCGGACTTCTTTGTGGGGTAATCATGACATTTAGTAAGGAAATCAACCCAGAAGATTTTGCTGACTTTGACTTTGGTTTTGAACTGGTCGATTCACCAGAACCAGAACTGAAGAAGAAGAATCAGGAAATCGAAGAGCAATATAAAGACCGAATCAAAGAAATAGAAGAATTCCTTCTTCCGTTTCTTGTCAATCTATCCAAGAATCCCGAGAAGGAATATCTACGATGGCCAACCCGTGCTGACTCGGTAAAGAAAATCATAGACAAATTTCTCAATCTCACAAGGAGCGAGGTAGATGGCGACTAATCCATACTTTCGCAAGTCAATTCGAACAGAACAAGACCTAATTGATGATCTGTCCGTTGAGGTCATCAAGATTCATGGTTTTGATATGATTTATCTTCCAAGAACTCTCGTCGCAAAGGACGAGATATTCGGCGAGGATCGGTCAGTATCTGAATTCAAAACAGGTCGTGAGATCGAAATGCTTGTAGAAAGTGTGGATGGATTTGAAGGTGATGGTGAGGTCTTCGGTCGTCTTGGTATTGAGATCAAAGACAATATTAGTTTGTTGGTTGCTCGAAGACGATTCGAAAAAGAATTTGCTGATCTTGGATTCCTGACACCAAGAGAAGGCGACCTCCTCTATTTTCCAATCTCAGGTTCATTGTTCGAGATCAACTTTGTCGAAAGAGAAAATCCTTTCTACCAATTGAATAGAATCAGCACCTACAAAGTCACATGTTCTCTCTTCCAGTATAACGGAGAGATGTTCAACACAGGTTGGACTGTTATTGATGAGATGAATACTCGTTATACAGAACACCCGCTCGATATTGTGATATCATCAGGTGAAGGTAACTATACAGAAGGTGAATATGTTTATCAGGGTTCATCTTTCGAGACTGCAACGATGACTGCAAGAGTCGAAAGTTGGGATCGTGTGAGTGGTACATTACAGATAAGTAATATAAAGGGAACATATGATCCTCTTCTTTCAATTGTAGGAAAATCATCTGGTGCATCCTATGAAATTCAGTCAAGTTCAGAATCCACCACTGTCATCACCAACGAAGACTTTGGAGATAATCTGGACATCGAGGAGAAGGGGAACGAAATCTTTGACTTTACTGAACTTGATCCATTCTCGGAGGGTGATCTCTGATGTTCGAACCATTCTACAATGAAACAATTCGTAATACAGTAATCGCCTTCGGTTCTTTGTTCAATGAGATATACCTCAAGAGAACAAAATCAGATGGTTCTGAATTTCTCTTCAAGGTTCCCATCACATATGCACCAAAAGAAAAATTCATCCGAATGTTGGATGAATATACCAAGTTCAAAGATCAGGGTAATCCGATCGACATTGGACAAATCGTTCCTCGTATCGGATTTAACATCCAGACAATGAATTATGATTCAGAGCGAAAAAGAACAACCATTTCAAAGCGTTACTTCGCAAATACAGAGTCCAATCAAATAGACTTCGAGTATGCAGAAGTTCCATACAGTGTTGATTTTGAACTCAGCATCACCACCAGAACAATGGACGATGCCCTACAGATTCTGGAACAGATACTCGCATATTTTTCACCGGACTTTACAGTCACCGTCAATTTCTCTGAAAGACATAGAAGAGTTGATATACCAATCACTCTTACTGGTGTTGCAAATGAAGTTGACTACGAAGGTGATACTTCAACACAACGATCTATTATTTTCACCCTCACCTTTGAAGCGAAGACATTTGTTTATGGACCAAAGAAAACAGGAAAAATTATCACCACTGTTGATACAACAATTCACCAAATGTTCAATGACACGGAATCTCCTATTGCTAGACTCATTGGTGTTCCTATTGCAGATGGTGTATCAGGTGAAACAATAGATCAGACCAACTACACGAACATAAGTACACTTGGTTCTACTTCCGATAGAGAAACTTCTATATTCGAAGAGGGAGATACAACATTCTCTTTCGGTGAAACTGGAGACTCTCCTTTCACCTTCGAATCATTGTCTATTGGTCCTGATAACTATAGCGGAACAATAACAGCAAATGTGGGACTTACTGGTGGGTTTGTTGCTACATACGGAGCAACACTTGAATATGCGTGGTCATACATAAACCCAATGGATGAACTACCAGATGTTGATTGGGATTGATTATGAAAAAGAAAAACCTAGAAGACGCACTGGACATTGAACCAGTAATTGATGTCGTCGAAAAGTCTGATCTCGAAATAAAGAAACCAGTAGAAATAAAGGTTTCTGACGAGGTTCGGTCCAACAAAAGAGAAACAGAGAAAAATTCAGACTATGCCGAGGTTCGAAAGAATCTAAAAAATATCATTGATAACGGCATGGTTGCGATTGACGGGATTCTGTCCGTCGCGAGCGAAGGAGAGTCTCCTAGAGCGTATGAGGTCGTCTCACAACTCATCAAGAGTGTGACCGAGGCGAACAAGGATCTCATAAATCTCCACCAACAAATGAAAGATTTGGATCG